GCAGAATTCTTTATATGCAAGGATTAAATCACCTGGCTGTTTTCTTCGTATATTTCTATTATTCCAAAATACGATAAATTCTGCGTTATGTGTATTTTTAAAGTCTGTTACAAACTTATTATATTCATCCCAATTATTATGCAAAGTATTAATAGGAAAGAATTGTTTAGTATTTACGCCATGAGGAACCCATTGTACTGCCCAATCAGGTTTAGGATGCTTCTGTAACACATTCTTTACAATGTTCTGAGTCTGTCGTGATATATTCATTAACAGATCACATGATTCGTAATATGATTCATTCCAATGTGGATACGGTAAATCGTCCCAGATATTATAATACATTAAAGGTATATTCTGACGTATCTGATGTTCTATTTGATATAACCAACCCCAAAATCTAGGATCTGTAAAATGTAATATAGCATCAGGTTTTTCTATATTCATTATTTCTTGTAATACTTGTGCATTTCCGTATCCGTTATGAGGATATATTTTGACAGATGCTCCCTGTACTCCAGTCTCTTTCTGAACATCTTGGCTTATATCAATAACCTTTCCATGATCAGGATGTTTAATAGCTGCTCCTAATTGTACCCAATCATACTTATCACATGTACCAAGTACAAATTCTCGAGACATTGTCCCTATACCAGAATGCATACGAAGGTCATCTGATAATAATAATATTTTTTTCTTTTTTGGTTTGTTAGGATCTATCTTCCTAAGCTTAGGTAACTTTATTTGTTCCATTAAATTCTCCGAATAACTTTATTATAAATATGCAAAAAGCGTTCTTAACCACCTTTTTACTATTGCTTTTTTAAGTTAATTATTCCATATACGTTTATCGCAATTATCACTAAACTTAATACTAAATGGCTAAAATTGGTAATGTAAAAATCATATGTAATCCAGCCTATATCACCAACTATCCATGTTATCATAGCATAATGAAATTTACCTTTGGCATTAAGGCCAAATCCTATTAACACTAGCGCCGTACTCACCCAACCTAAAATTTCTATCATATAATAATTGTTACTGGTTTATTTAATTTTTTAGCTTTTTTAATAGCGCTCATTGATCCATTAGATGATTCTTGTTCGCTAATGAATGCTATCATGACATCACAATCTCGTGCAATCAACATATTACGATGATGAAATTGTGATACATGGTATGGCTTGCCATAATAATCATCTGACATAGCAGAGTATAAATTTTTAGTAGTATGAGCTGGATTAAATTCTTTATAACGAATTCCAAATTCTAATGCATACTTTCTTGCAAATTTATCTGCTCCATATTTGGCACCACCTGATATTACTATTAAATCTGTTTTGAATTTTTGTTTTAATTGAAATAGAGTATCTTTTATACGACGTATATTTGCATAATCTCTACTACCAATTAACGCAACTTTCATCATGCATTTGTAGTATTAGCCGATTCGAATATACCCTTTAATGTGTTTAATTTATCATCTGCATGGCCTATCATTTCCACTAATTTGTCACATTCTTCTACTATATTAGGATGTTCACCTACACCGACTGAATTTGATAAATAATTTTGTAAATTTGCTATAGCTTCTAATTTTTGTGCTATATACTTTGCTTGTAATGCATCTACGATTTGTTTTGACATCTTTAACCCTTTATTCTATTTGACATTGGACATAGATCTTCACGATCTTTGAATTCACAATATTTGCAATTCTTTTTATTTTTACCTGCCATTGCAGGATATTCTTTATTCAAATTATAATTACCTTCGCTATCAAAACTAGATTCTACAAAACCTTTTATAGAACGAGCTAATTTATTTCTAGTCGGTTTACCACTTGCTGGCATGAATTCTGTAACACGCTTTTGAGGAAACATTGCACCATCAATTAATTTACGTTTAAGAATCATATACTTGATATCAATCTTCTCTACATCATACCCATACTGTTCTGCAAAGTATTTTTTATATAATACTAATTGAGATGTCTTTATCTTATCAGCTTTCTGATATTTGTTCCATCCCATGGTACTAGTCTTAAGATCAATGATAGTTATTTTACCATCACGTTTATCTCGTATTACAATATCTAGATAACCTAACATCATAACATGTTTATTATCCTCATCAACAGGATGATATATTTTAACTTCAATACCTATTAATTCTTCATTCTTACGACTAAAGTATGCTCCGCGCTTTTTCTTAAACCAGTCAATAATTGCAACGCCGTCATCATAAAACTCATTCATTTCAAATTTAGTAGAAAAATGATCATCCATTTTTGAAACAGCTTCTTTATATAGGTCATACATATGTTGCTTTAATAATGCATTTAAATCAATTGCATCTGCATCCTTAACTGTCTTTTCGTACATTACAGTTAAGTAATGCTGCAATGTTTCATGCATAGCAGTACCAAATATAGTATGTATACTTTGACTAAATGTACGCAATCCTTTTGCATACGCCAATTCCCAATGTTTAGGACATGTTTCATACATTCCATATTGTGAATATGATATTCTACGCTCTCCTGGTACAGGCTCTCGCGCTCCGTATTTTAAAAATTTATTCATATATTAAATATAAGAAATATTTTGCAAAGTACCAAATTATTTACCCCAAACTTTAGCAGAAACTAATTGAGCTATCACACCATATATTGATAGATCTTGAAATGTATCTGTCTCAGCCTCTCCTACCTCATCACGATGTCCTAATACAATCAATTGTTTCAGTCGTTGTATTTTATCATTCATACGGAACCATAATCCAGTTAATGATAATTTAACATCATCAGCGCTTTCTAAATTTGTACCTACAGATATATTACCAGGTCCATAATTTTTTTGCTTTTTACAAAATAATATGTACTGCTCATTTTGTATACGTTTAAATTCTTGACATGTTTCTGGATAATGTGATTCGCAATATTTAACTGCGGATTGTTCATCTACGACGTCTACTACTATTTCTGTAAAATCTACTCGAGGACGATCTTTTATTGTTTTCATTTCAATAATTTTTTTATTTCTTTATCAGTATGACCATATGTTTTAAGTAACTTAATTAAGTTATCACGACCGGATACAGTAGGCAATAATATACCAACGAATTCTTCAGCCTCTGTTTTACCGCATTGTAGAGAATTTGCTAAAAATTTAACTAACTCAGGATTATATTTGTCCACTTTTTTTCCTTTTATGTATTTAGCAAACATACGTTGTTTAGGTAATATGTCATGATACAATTGATACACATGTTTCTTGCTTAATGGACCTATTGTGTATTGTTGAAACATATCTACAATTTCTATTAAGTCTGGATGCATAGATAGCCACCTATTAATAAGATACGGAGAGAACGATTTACGATCTGATTCAGACAACGTACTCCAAGCCGTTTTCTTATTAGTTATATTAGCTAAATGATCAAAAATTGAAGCTGGCTTCTTCATTTACATCATCGGCATTTGTGGTTGCACTGGTACTGGATTATCTTTTTTGATATCTGTCATAACACATTCCGTAGTTATCATTGTACCGGCTACAGATGCGGCCTTTTCTAAAGCAATCCTTGTTACCTTGACTGGATCTACAATACCTGCATCTACCATATCTTCTAATACCGTTTCTGTCCTAACATCATATCCAGCTGCTGCCCCTTCTGCGTTATGAGTTACAATTTGGTTCCATACCACATCGGCATTAAGACCTGCGTTTTCTAATATTGTATCAAATGGAGCTTTACATGCTTTAATTATAATGTCACGACCTAATAATTGATCATCATTTTCATATCCATATTCTGGATTTGGCGAATAACCTCTTAATACAGTTCCTCCTCCAGCTATAATACCTTCTTCAACTGCTGCCTTAGTAGCATTTAATGCATCATCTACGCGGTCTTTCTTTTCTTTCATTTCAACTTCTGAACCGGCTCCTATTTTAATAACAGCAACTCCTCCAGCAATTTTAGCTAAACGCTCTTGCATCTTTTCCGTTTCATATTCAGATTCGCAATTTTCAATCTGACCTTTAATCGATTCAACTCGCTCCATTACCGCTTCTGCATCTCCCCATCCATTTACAACAGTAGTTGCATCTTTGGTTATAATTACCTTCTCCGCAGAACCTAACATGTCCAAAGTAACTTCTTCTAATTTATGTCCTTGAGTTTCTGAAATGACAGTACCACCAGTTATTATTGCAAGGTCTTGTAACATATCTTTACGACGGTCACCAAATCCAGGAGCTTTAACTGCACATATTTTTAAACTACCTCTCATTTTATTTACCACCAATGTTGATAAAGCCTCACCTTCAACATCTTCAGCGATAATCAACATCTCTTTACCGGATTGGACTGATTGTTCTAGTATCGGGACTAGTTCCTTCATATTAGATATTTTCTTATCAACAATCAATATATGCATATCAGTAAGTATTGATTCCATTTTAGTATTATCGGTAACAAAATACGGAGATAAGTAACCTCTATCAAATTGCATTCCTTCAACAACTTCTAAGATAGTATCTGATGTCTTTCCTTCTTGCACTGTTATAACTCCATCCTGACCAACTTTATTCATAGCCTCTGCGATGATAGCTCCAATTGATGCATCGTTATTAGCTGATATTGTACCTACCTGAGCAATTTCCGCATTACCTGTTACTGGTCTAGATTCAGTTTCTAGATATTCGACTACATCTTTTACTGCAGTATCAATACCTCGTTTCAATTCAATTGGATTGGCTCCATTAGCAATTTTCTTAAAGCCTTCTTTAAGTATTGCATGAGCTAATACCGTAGCCGTAGTAGTACCATCACCCGCCAAATCATTTGTTTTCTGAGCAGCCTCCTTTACCATTTGAGCTCCTGAATTTTCTACAGGATCTTCTAACTCAATTTCTTTTGCTACCGATACACCATCCTTTGTAATGGTCGGTCCGCCAAATGATTTCTGCAATACAACTGTTCGGCCTTTAGGACCTAACGTTGATCTAACTGCTTCTGCTAATTGTTCAACACCGGACATTAATCCGTTACGTGCTTCTTCACCAAAAAGTAATTTTTTTGCCATAATATATTCTTATTTTTTTTATTTATTTAAATATAAGAAAAATATTTCGTTCTACCAAATTATTCTTCTTTATTGTTTGTAGATATTTTTGTATATCGGACTCCCAATTCTTTTATCTCGTAATGAAATCCTTGGTTGCTATTCATATTGAGTATGTCTACCATTTCATTTGCCGACCCTGATCGATCAAATTCTAATGGATGGTCATCATTATCCATCATTAATACTGGTAAAGCTTTATTTGAATTGCCATCCGGGTTTCTATGATATTTAATTATTATGAATATACGATCATTCATTATTTTAATTCATTTAACATTTTTACAATTGTAGACATGATATGCAATTCTTTATCAACTGCAAATGAATCTTGATATTGCGATTCAGCTAATATTAATATGATACTGGCTATATGACCAGTTGCGTAATTGTCTAATTCATCAAACAGGTATTTATGTAAAGCTGTAAAGTCTTTTACTTTGCTATCTGCTATCAATTGTCTAATATCTTTAAATGCTGTTTTCTTATCAGAACTAGATTTTAAAAGATCTAACAACTTGGTCATATAATTTGCTTGTATAACACTAGTCGCATCAATTTTTAGTTCATTATCTATAACCTGTCTTTGACAGCCATTTAACACCCTCCTTATATCAGGATAGCCGGCGTTTATAATAGTAACTAGGTCTTTGTTATCATATTTAACTTGTAATTCATTAAGGATTTCAACTATACGTTTAGCAACTTCCTTTTTGTTAGGAGGCGTAATACCAAATACTTGGCATCTAGATTGTATAGGATCAATAATCTTTTCAACATAATTACATGTTAGTATAAATCTAGTAGTTTTAGAAAATGTTTCCATTAGATTACGTAATGCAGCTTGGCCATTAGGAGTCATATAATCTGCCTCATCTAATATAACAATCTTCCATTTTTTAAATCCAATAGTACTTGCATAATTCTTTATCTTAGTACGCACAGTATCCACATTGTTTTCATCCGAAGCATTGATATACATGATATCGGCATCTAATCCATTTGCTATAATCTTTGCAAGCGTAGTCTTACCAGTACCTGCTTGTCCATAAAACAATAGATGTGGCACATCACCATTTTCTAAATATAATTTAACTTTGTCTATGATATGTTCATTACCTACATATCCTTCTAATGTACCTGGACGGAACTTTTCCACCCATAATGTATTTTCTTGATTTCCAAACATACTTATTTAATTACCTGTTGAACCATAGCCGCCTTCTCCTCTTGAACTATCAGCTAATTCATTAGCTTCTTCTAATTCAATTTCTGGGTAAGGCATTATTACCAATTGACCGATACGGTCTCCGTCATCATATCGTTTTACATTTGCAAAATATTCATCACGATCGAATTTATATCTAAATGTTATTTCACCTCTAAACCCTGAATCCATTACTCCTACACAATTTGCTAGACTAATGTCTTTTTTAGAAACTGATGATCTAGGAAATAACAATCCTACATATCCTTTTGGCAATTCAAATGCCAGCCCGGTATGATATTCTATAAAATTATGCTCCGTATTAATCTTATGAGCAATAGTAGTTATATCCATTCCAGCATCTCCAGGCTTTGCATAACTAGGAGTAACTGCTGTATCGACTAATTTTTTAAATTTTACTTTCATATTAAGCTGCTTGTAATTGTACTAAATAATATGTGGATGTATATGTCTTACCAGTGAATGATACTCTAGCTAGACCGGCTTGAGATACTTCAATATAACCTTCATCTGCAACTTTATTAGCAGACAAAATTTCTTTGAATAGATTAGCCGAGAA